GGCGAAGCCGATTAGTTGTATAGGATCCTATAGATTAATCTTTCTGTGCCGGGCCGTAACGTAGGTGAAGCCCGGCTACGGCCCAGGTCGACAGTTCCAGTGTTTATTTTCTCTTTCTGAAATAAAAAACGGCAACCTTTGACCAAGGATACGACAGAGGGTCCGGCAGAGGGCCCGACAGTAGGGTGGCGACCAAGGAATCGGTAGTAGGGCCCGGCAGTAGGGTGGCGAAGCCGATTAGTTATATATGATCATATACAATTAATCTTTCTGTGTATGGTTGTAACCTAGGTGAATCCCTTAGTGGTGCAGTCAGTTAAATACCCTTTCATTTATTTGCGAAATGTGCTGAAATCTGCTGTAACCGGCATGAAGTTTGAACTTCCTTTTGTTGGGAGTGCGCCATAATATGAATATGTATCTACTCCCGCATTTTTATAAGAAACGGGGTCTGTTCCAGTATTATATCCTCTATTATCGCGATTTACGCTATACGTATTACTATTACTATTACTATTATAATAACCATTTCTATCTATATCATTCTTATCGGATTCAGTCAATTCATTCCACGCTTTCCCCGTGGTATTAACTGCTCCCGATGCCGCATCTCTTACAAATTGATTTGTTCCAGACACGAAATCTTTCACCCCCGTTCCAGCACCAGAAATCAAATCTTTCACCCCTGTTCCCACGCCGGTAAGTAAATCTTTCGCTCCCGTTCCAGCACCAGAAACAAGTCCACTTGCAGAATTAACTACGTTATTTGCTAAATTTCCAGCTGCATTTACGCCGGTGGATGCGATATTTTCAGCACCGGCAACTGCACCAAGTGCGGTTGTGCTTACTGCGCCACCTACCGTGTTTTGATTCGCATTTGTTGACAAATTTCCATTTGAGACAGTTGTTCCAACGGTTACTCCACTACTTCCACTGTTGCCAGTGGTTCCAGACCCACCTTGCCCTCCGCACGACGTGCAAACGCCGCTATTTGGACAATTGGGACACGTCGGGCATACCGGCGGAACTATTTGTGTTTTCAATATATAATCGTTTTGACTAGTCGGTATCGTGTAATCTTGCGACATCATGAAAAAATTCTGGAGACAAGTAGTTGACCATTGAGAAATGTCCGAACCGCATGTTTTATTAAAACTCGAAAAATCATATTCGGACCCTTTATTACCTTTATTACTACTAGTAGTAGTGGAAGGCGACGGGGAAGGCGACGGGGAAGGCGAACTCGGTGAAGCATTTCCAGAAATGGTATTGCCAGAAATAGCTGGATATTCACCCGTAGAATAGGTAGACATAACGTATGCATTTGTAGTTGTTTCTAATGTTTGGTTGCTATTCGCGAATCTTGCCAATGTTGCTATTTTATAGTCCGGCTTAAGAACTGCAATAACTGTATTATATCCAATACTCATTCCTAATACACAAGCCCCGTCCGTTACCATCCACGATGTAAGACTCGTATTTTGCGGCGAAGGGAATGTAGTCGGGAATGCAGTTACTGCGATAGCTGATCCATTTGTTATATTGTAGTATTTTTTGTTTATTACAACTACTCCGATAGTTGCATCATATAATACATTATTATTAATATAATATATCGTGTCTGAGCTATTCAAAGACAAATCCGTCAAATCACTTGTATTTGCTTTTCTAGGAATAGTTGTAGAGAGAGATAGAGGTAGGGGGGAGGGTATTGGATTTCCAGGCACCGGTGAAATAGCCGCAGTTGAAAGCAACCCTAGTCCATTTCCGATAAAGGATACTATATTATTACCTAATCCCGTCGACCCATTATAATATTGAGAAACGATATTTTTGCTTGCATATATCCCGCTTACTCCAATAACATGAATATAAGTGTCTTGATTCCAAGGAATATATATAACTGCATATTTATCACTCGAGTCGGCGTTCACATTTGTATTATATGTAAATGCATCATATGCTTCTAATGAAGTAGTGGGCGACGTGATAATATCAGAAGGCGTCAAAGAAGCATACTCTAGTCTTACCGGTTGATTCGGTATCATTCGCGGATTTACATATAAAGAAGTAATCGTATTTCCCCCTACGTCAATGACATTTCCAACTATGTTAACATTTCCATTTGCATCAGGGGCCGTTGGCTGTGCTATTCCGACGACTTCAATGATATTCCCCGTTTTTGTGTCAAAATATACATTGTCATATACAGATGTAATTGTATTCGTAGAATAGTTTGTCAATGTTTGTGTGCTACCCGATGCGTTCGCCGAATTGAATGATACAAATCCTTCACTGCCGGCGGAGTATGGGGTCAGAGAAAAAGCCAAGTATTTTGAAAATAAAATGGAGAAAATCAACACACCCAATATAATTAAAAACATAATAAGTGGTGTCAATTTAAAAGACATATATATTCTATACTGGGAAAAAAGGGTTGCATATCTATGCAAAATTGATTTGTATAATTTGAAATCAGAGAAATGTAACCAACCTTTATATGCCGCATATCGATATCGTTTCACCTTCTTTACGACAAAAGCCCGCGCTTCTTACTTCATATGATTCCCCCGTAGACCATATCGAAATAGGTATTGATGAAGCGGGGCGCGGACCATTATTCGGACGACTCTATGTTGCTGCCGTTATTTTACCTAAAGGTTTTTATGATAAAAATATACGTGATAGCAAGAAATTCACGTCTAAAAAAAAACTGGCGCAAGTAGCCGAAAATATAAAATCGAATGCAGTGGCTTGGCAGATAGAATATATTGAACATGATGTGATTGACGAAATCAACATTCGCCAAGCCGTTTTTCGCGCCATGCATTCTGCTGCTCGTGCAGTAATGAAAGAAATAGATGAAAAGCCGCTATGTCTTTTGCCCCGCGGCAATTATTTATTATTAGTCGACGGCAATGACTTTGCGCCTATTTTGAGATATAACGACGAGAAAGATACAGTTGAAGAAGTTCCATATGTTACAATTGAAAAGGGGGATGGGATGTATCAGACGATTGCGGCGGCTTCTATTCTGGCAAAAGATGCCCGAGATGCGTATATAGGGCGTTTATGTGACGAATATCCAGAATTGGCACAGCGATATGACATTGACAAAAACATGGGATATGGAACACCTCGACATTTGGAGGGGATTCGCCAATACGGAATTACACAATGGCATCGAAGAACGTTTGGCAATGATTGCAAGAATTCCGAATTGAATATTTTGTAGAGAATCTTTGCATAAGTCATCCGAAATAATAAATATATGATCCTATACTACTAATCGGCTTCGCCGCCCTACTGTCGGACCCTCTGTCGGGCCCTCTGTCGTATCCTTGGTCAAAGGTTGCGCTTTTTTATTTTAAAAAGGAAAAATAAACACTGGAACTGACGACCTTGGCCGTAGCCGGGCTTCACCTACGTTACGGCCCGGCACAGAAAGATTAATCTATAGGATCCTATACAACTAATCGGCTTCGCCACCCTACTGTCGGACCCTCTGTCGGACCCTCTGTCGGTTCCTTGGTCAAAGGTTGCCGTTTTTTATATTTGTGATTAATTTATAAAAAATTGAAATAAAAATAATAAATATCATAAACTAAACTAGTAATAAAATAAAATATGACAGAAATTAATCTAGAAGATTTTACAGAATTTTCAAAGATAAAGGATATTTGGAGTGATTGTTTCCACGATGAAAACGGACTTCACGAATTTCTTAATAATGTTGTTATGAATATGGATAAAGATTGTAATAATGGATATGGAAAAATGTTACCTGACTTTTCAGACATTTATGTTTTAGTTTCAAAAAAAGATTTCCCATTTGAAAAATTAACATTAAATCAAGAAATATCAATTGATTTATCAGTAGCAAAAAAAAATTTTATATTAGGTTATATATGGTTATGTCCTTGGGTATTACAAAATGAAGGATGCATTCCATATCATTTTATTAATTTCATTGATAGTAGAATATCAGGATTAAACATATCAAAATATATGATAGAAAAATATCAAGAAACTGAAGAAGAAAACCATTTGTTTCCATTTGAAATAATGAGTGGGGCAAAATATTATTGGAAAAAATATTTTATGGAAGTATATAAAATAAAGAATAAAAGAGAATTATCACAAATGATATCTGAATATGAATTAAAAAAAGGCGATATACGATGGGATGAATTAATGTCGACATTTGAAATGTAAAAAGATGTAGAAAGGAGTAAGGGGAAAAGAAACAAAAAAGAATCAAACCAACTGGAACCGTCGACCAATACAAAAGAATTAATGTATATGATCCTATACAACTAATCGGCTTCGCCACCCTACTGCCGGACCCTATGTCGTATCCTTGGTCAAAGGTTGCACTTTTTTATTTTAGAAAGGGAAAATAAAAAAGAAACGAAAAAGAATCAAAACCACTGGAACCGTCCATCAGGGCTGTCGACGAGGGAGAAAAATAAATAATGTATATGATCCCATACTACTATTCGGCTTCGCCACCCTAAATAAAAAGCGAATCTATGTCAACCTTATCCACTGTTATATATTTGGTAGAACAATCCATCACACTATACCCAATGATAAAGCGCGAACAAATTATAGGATCAATGATAAAGCCAAGTGTATATTCCACTTTCGCCCCTTCAAATGTAAATAACTTGCTATACCGTTTCAATGTCAAGGTTTCAGAATCTAATGCAATAAACATATGATAATAATATCTACGGTCTTCGTAACTCACGACATGTCCTATAAACCATATTTCGTCCCCCACGAATATACCGTTAGTCGACCCTCTTAAATGTTTGAAAAACGTGGGTGTTTGTTCGGATTGAATACGCCGGAAATTTTTGGTTTCGCCATCTTCGATTATTCCGATGACAAGAGGCGACCATCCGTATATGGCCTTTTGTGGGATAACGTTCTTGTTCTGAGTCTGGGGTTCAGGTATCAATACCCAATTCTTTTCAATATCCTTGGAATTGGTTGATAAAATATCCGTTAAAATACCCGAATCTGTGGTTAAATTTCGACAACCTCGACAACCTCCGGTTAAATCTCGACTGCCAAGAGAAATCTCGCCGTGTTCTACGGCGATTTTGTTATGGTCTAATCCGCGATTTGCATTATACAACAATCTTCCGTCCTGCGAAAACTGAACACGCACATCTTCCAACCCCACATATACATTATCTAAACTATCATCATATGGCATGACAAATTCTTCCATCATTCGCCATGTGCAGCCTTGACGGAAAGATTGCAATAACCCAACCACATTTTTCGTTCGAATTTTGTCTCTATTAACATACCCCCCATTTTCATCAATGCGATAATTCACGAATCGTCGGACGACGGCTACGACCCCGGTAAATGGATTGTATGTGATCGAGGGGGTGCTAGGGGTATATTCATCTTCAATAACGACTGAATCCGCAACCTTTTCCAAGAGATCATATAGATTATCTTGTCTCTCCTTACCGGACAATTTGGGCGAATAAAATTTGTAATTGGATAGCACATTGCGAACAATATCCTCTTCCACATTGGCATCCGAAATCACTTTGAGAGAGGTTTTCGCCAAATCGAAATTGGCGTCATTTATATAATACCCAATAATGGAAAGTTCGTAATCCAGTTTATAATCATAGACCTCTTTCTGTAAAAATAGATAATCCGACGTAATCGCATGACGTTCGCGCTCTTTATGTGCCTCCAAATACCAAATATAGGCCAACCTATTTTTACCGGCGGACCTATAATGTTGGATGATTTCGTATAGCGTTTCAATGCGTGGGGGATGAAATTGGAACCCTTCCATCCAATAGTAGATTGCATTCGCCATATCTCCAATGGATTTATAGCACTTGCCAATGCTGTAATAACTGTGCCATACCTCTTCAATCCATCCCCCGATTTTTATCCGTTTTTTGTATGTGTCAATCGCCATTTTAGTGCGCCCCGCGTCGCGATACGAGTTCGCCAAATAAAACGTGTATCTGTCATTCCCGGGATGGTCTTCTAATCCCTTTTCCAAGAGTCGGATATCGCGTTCGAATTTGTCGACCTTGCTCCCGCCATCGCCAATGTCGCGGATGAAAAGAACGGATTTGTCGATTTCGCCGTATTTGGTGGCCTCCGGCGTTTTCACATATTCATGGGTTACTCCCCAATAACTGCAACCTCGGCGGGGTTTTACGAATCGGACGTTTTTATAATAATGTGTATCTGACCCCTGTAGAAGGTGGATGGCGCCGTTATTTTCATTCATGAGAGTTGTTTTGAATTCTTGTATGTTGCAGTCAGATATGAGCGAAGAACCGGTGAGAAACATATCGGCGTCTAGTAGCAAGACATAGTCGATATTTTCTATTTGATCGCATGCATTTAGGGCAAATGTCCGGTTATATCCGAAATCTTTGAATCCCTCGTATATGATTTGGCCTTTGATTCCGTGTTCGTCGAAGAAGGTTTGAATGAGTTCTACTGTATTATCCGTGCTGCCCGTGTCACATATACAATATGTATCAATGAGAGGGATGACACTTTGGAGAAGGCGAAGAATGACTCTGCTTTCGTTTTTTACAATCATATTGAGACAAATTCTACATGAGGGAGATTCGTCGATGTCTTCAATGGGAGTAGGAAGAGGGTTTATCTGACTTGCAGAAGGGGGTGTAGGAAGAGGATTTATCTGACTTGCAGAAGGGGGTGTAGGAAGAGGATTTATCTGACTTGCAGAAGGGGGTGTAGGAAGAGGATTTATCTGACTTGCAGAAGGTATTTCAGGAAGATGATTTATCTGACTTGCAGAAGGGGGTGTAGGAAGAGACTCCAAAGAATCGGGAGGGTCCATAATTTTGTATTCAATCGGCATTTTTCTATCCTTTTTATAAAAGTCTTTTTTTCATATTCTTTAGTGGAGTATATATATAGTTTTCATTCAAAATGGCATTTACAAGATTTCACGATGATCCCGCGAGAATACGGAAGCAAGTAGCGGAAAGCACGTTTGCAGGAAGATATTTTTTAGACACCCCCGGCAATGGAATCGCAATGCCTTTCCAAGAAGACCCTCAAATAAGGTTGCAGAAATGGGGTGCGAATCTCACAAATAATACAGTGAATGTAGAAAGTGATTTTTTCGGTTTAACACGACCTTTAAATCGTGATTTGCCGGAAAATGAATACAAATCAGCGGCCGCAGCTGCATTACCGATTGTATATGGCAGCGAAGACCCGATGGTGGAAGAAAGCCGTGTATCACATCCGGCGTGGATGTTTAGAAATACACAGATAAATCGTTGGGAAACCCCGTGGATTAATCCCCAAGCAAATGTAGAAATGCGATTCCCAAATAATATACAGACACGTATTTTAGAGAAAGATTATTTTGTTCAACGAATCCCGAAGGTTTGAAACTAACAATTTTATAAACAAATTAAAATAAATATTATTATATTATATTATGTCCGGTAATAATAGAAATACACTTCCGCAAAACCTTATTGATTTTATTATTAATATTAAAAATACCTTTACCAAGTCCAATAAGTTGGAAGATGCACAAAAGATCGCAATATCAATATTATCACCTAAATTGGAGTATTTAAAAACACACTCTATAGAATATTCCAAGATTATAACTAGTAGTTTATATGCAAATTTCGAGGAAAAAATTAATTTATGTGAAAACACTGACGATATAGTTAAATTAATAGATTCAAATGCCCTTCTATCGAGAATTTTTGATATGAATTTTATGAATTTTGACAAAGAAGACGACGAAGAAAATAACCAACTTGGCAATGCGATGTTAGGTGACGACAATGGTCGTTTAGAGAAACAATTTGGAAGAGGCTTCCTCAGGAACAATGATGATGATGAAGTACAAATTAATGTAATTAATACGGCTTCTCGAAGAAAGTGGGGACATGGTAATGGTGACGGCGGGGGGGTGTCTAGAGGTGTAGAAGGTTTTCATGACCCATTTGCTAATAGTATAGAAAGCGCCAAGCAGGATAGAAATAAGCGCGAACTAAACCGCACCAATAATATTGCTATGGGTTCTAAAATATCGAAATGGCTCGAACAAAATAAAAGTGAACAAAATCCAAAGAATATGGTAAACAAGGTTAATGAGCCCGATCTAGAACGCGCCAATGATGCTATGGTTTCTAAAATGTTAATAGTTCGAGAACAAGAAGCAAGTGATAGGGTAAACAATGATAATCAGGCGAAACGCAACAAGCAACAAGAAAAAACAAATAAAGTAATTGAAAATAAAAAAAAGTATAACGTCGCTCCTTCTATTAGTTCTGCTAGTTTGAATAACCAACTCCAAAAAGAACAAGAAGATAGCCCCAACCAATTGAATGGTGATTCTTTGCGGCAGCAGGCAAATCAGAATAATATATTGAAACTCCCCACAAAAAACCCCTCTACTGCCACCGTTTCATTTTCTCAGGCAAACAAGGCAAGCAGTAATGACGTCGAAGTACTTTCTGAGGGGAGTCATATTTCATCTGTGCCGAAAAACCCCGATACTACTTCACCTAGAAATGTAGACATTGTTTCAGGTAATGATGTAAAACTATCATTAAGCGATAGCCCAAACCAATTACAAGAAGGTTCACCGGTAATAGAAAACGAGGCAGATAAAAGAGGTGGAAGTATAGCCCGTAAATCCAAGCGCAAAAGTAGAAGAAACAGCGGAACCAGAAAATCAGGAAAAAAGTTCAAAACGGGAAAGAAATAAAATACAGAACCCTACAAAACATAACTTATTATTAACCCTTTACTTGGAATATTTATTTGTTAAAATTGTTCTACTGTAGAAGAATCACAGTCAACTGCATAATTGCGATTTCCAAATAATATACTGAAACATATTTAGAAAATATAAGCATTCAACAAATGTCGAAAGTTTGAAAGTAATGATTTTTGAAACAAATTAAAATAAATACAAATATATATAGAATACAAAAAAATGAACAACGAACAGAACATGCGCAGATATATCGAAAGACTTCGAGACAATATTAATTCATTGACGAAGAAGTCTTCTTTATCTAGCCAAGTTATAGTTGATAATCTACAAGATATCATTAATGCAAAAATACGAGATTGTAAAACAATAGAGGATTTGGTTGCATTATTTAGTGATGGGATTCTGAGCAATATTACAAATAAAATATTAAATTTGCCAGATCGATAAGAGAACACCAACGCCCGTTCCGGGGTCAAGGATATATTCGGCGGTAAATCGAATTAAAAAAGGGAACCCAACACAACAAGAAAATCAAAAAATAATAAGAAATAAAATACTCATTCCAAATCCATAGTTGCATAACTTATTATTAAGCCTTTACTTGGGGTTGTTCCACAGTGGAACAATTTATAAACTTAACAAATAAATAATAATTAAAGCATAATTGGTGTTATTCTATATAATAAACATATTATATAGAAATAAATACCCTAAGTAAAGGGTTAATCCTTTAGTTTTAGCAGGAATAATTATTATTTATTTGTTAAGTTTATAAGTTCTTTCACACTGAAACCACATCAAGTAAAAAGTTCATAGAATTCGTCATAAATTGAAGATAGAAATACGATTATCTCAAGCATATAGAATGAATTATGAGGACTGAAAGTGAAATTAGAAACAAATTAAAATAAATATATATATTATAAAGATATTTCCATGTCCGATGCATACTATGAAAGTGACGCATTCAAACAAAAATTGAAATCAAACGAAGACCAACAATCGACGTTTGATTTCCGTATATTTGATGATGATAACGATGATAACGATGATAACGATGATAAAGGAAAAAATGCGCGATTACTAAATATAAACGCATCAGAAAACGCATCAGACGAAGCGGGGAGAGTGGAAGTTCAACCACAACCAATGAGCAATCAACCACAATCAACCAGCAATCAACCACAATCAACCAGCAACTGGCGCACAAAAACAGCAGCAGCAGCAAGCAAAGGATTGTATGATTTGGGAACCGGAGCAAGCAAAGGATTGTATGATTTGGGAACCGGAGCAAGCAAAGGATTGTATAAGTTGGGAACCGGAGTAGTGACAGCAGCAAGCAGAGGAATAGAACGAGGCCGGTTTGGAAGCCGTCCTGCCATAGGCAGGTTTATTAATGAAAATAAAGACGTACCCTCTTACCTAAAAGCAGCACTAATGCATTTACAAAAAATTGCTGATGAAGAAGGTATGATTAAAAAGTTTTTAGTTGAAGATGCAGAATCTAAATTAACACAAACTAAAACCGACAACAACGGGAATACTGTGTATATACAGAACCCAGAGATACAGAATATTGGTTTGTTTGCGACTGAAATACGTAAAAACAAAGATCAAAATGATGAATTTTCCGGTGGTTACATCAACATCAACTCTAGAGGAAAACTGAAATCCAAACGCAGAAGAAGGAGAAACAGTGGAACCAGAAAATCGGAAAAAGGCAAAAAGTCTAAATACTAAATCTAACCCTACAAAAAACATAACTTACTATATATAAAATGGAACTCGCGATACCCGTCCTTGCTTTAGGCGGATTATATATTATATCCAATCAATCGAAAAATCCTCCAGCCGGGAATAGCCAAGAGAATTTCGCAACCTCGAAATACGAGAACTCCTATTTGCCAAATACAAATATTCCCGACAAAAACTACCCCGGTGAATTCCCCAATAATTCTGTCAACAACGCGCAAACCGATTTAACTACCAAACTCTCCACCGTCAATGTTTTCGACTCCCCTCAAGTCTATACCGATCGCTTCTTCAATCCCGCAGTCAATAGCTCCGTTGTGAATACAGGCGCTATGCAAAATAGCTCGATTAACGCTCAAGGTATTGGAGGCGGCACACCAAATAACTACTACTCGATGGCGGGAAACAAAGTCGATAGTTCGTATTTCAATCATAACAATATGGTGCCTTTTTTCGGAAGTCATTCACGCACAAACAGAACAGACGCCAATGTGACAGAAGGGTTGATAGACAATTATACGGGCGCGGGTTCTCAAATCTTCACGAAAAAGGAGGTTGCTCCCCTTTTCAACCCGAATGAGAACTACCAATGGGCGTATGGTATGCCAGATAATTCGGATTTCATCCGCTCCCGTATCAACCCCAGCATGTCGATGGCCAATGTCAAACCTTTCGCCGAGCAACAAGTCGCACCCGGTTTAGCCGCCGGATATGGGACAGAAGGTGTAGGCGGTTATAATTCGGGACTCATCGCCCGCGACTATTACCGCGAGAAAACGGTGGATGAACTCCGTGTGGATAATAAACCCAAACCGGGAGGCATTGGACTTTACGGGCACGAAGGACCCGCAATGAGTTATAATCCCACCATCGGTTCTTCCGATATGATAGGACGCGTCGAGAAAAACCGCGTGCAAAAAGACTTCGAATTAGGCCATGACCGTGCTTTCACTACCACGGGCGCAGCCACGGCTCCCACTTCCCGCGCCATACAAATAGAAAAACAGCAAGGTCGACCGGATACGCATACTGAATATACGGGTATAGGATCACATACAACATCTGGGCAATTGGTCGACGGCGAATATATGCCGTCGAAACACATCGATTTAGGTGCATTGCCCATTGGCGGAGCCTTTGCGCATGGTGCAAATGGTGCGACCGAAGGCGATTACGGGATTACATCGCAAATGGCCTATCCCAACAATCGCATGCAGAACCCAGAACCCGGGTATTTCGGCGCAGTAGGAGGTGCATTGGGCGCCGTCATCGCGCCACTCCTAGATATGTTGCGTCCTTCTCGCCGCGAGAATACGATAGGGTCATTACGCCCATATCAGAATCCCGGTTCCACTGTTTCGCAAACCTATATTTTCAATCCGGCAGACCGACCGGCACCTACTATCCGCGAAACCACGGAGAATTCATCGGGTCATCTATATATCAATGCCAACCAGTTAGGAGGCGCATACCAAGTCACACGGCAGAATCCGAAAAACACAATGCGACAAGAAACCACCGATTTCTATTATGCGGGAAATGCAAGTGCGAATGACCGGACAAAACAGATGCGGAATTACGAGGCGGAATATGCACAAACGTCAAATAACATGAAATCGAGTGCTCTTTCGGGATATACGCCATCCGGAGGAATAGGACTTCTCAACAATTCAGTGAATCAAACCACGCGGACAACAAGGGAAACCGAATTGCAAAACGTGCGAGAATCTTATGGAGATTTACCATATCAAACCCCGTCATTAAGCACAATAGGAATGCAACATACAACCCCTACAACCCTCTATCAAGGTTCGCAATTAGACCGCAATAATGGAGATATATTGAGTCAATTGAAGGGGAACCCATTTGCAATTTCGAATTTAGGCGGCTTATAATACAATTTATATGTATTTTACATATACATATGAATAAACTTTATTTTTCAATCCGGCACCGAGAAGAAAGTAAGATACGCGGAATGGAAATGGAATTGAACATGTTATTAGCAACTACTACTAATGTGAGTGAAGTGACGCGTTTTGCCAGTGATATTTCATATCTTCCATATAATCCTATTATTGAAAAACTCGCGATAGCATCCGCTAAAAAATACCTTTTTTTGAATATAAACCCCAATTATTTAGAATCAGAAATTCTAAATTCAAATAATAACCTTATAGTGCTATATACATATCAATTCAATGATAAAATACATAAACCCACTGTTAGAGTAGAGTGTATTGTAACATACCGCGAAATACGTGTTAAAGTCGGCACCAAATATAAACAAGCAATTTATTTGACTGCATTGGTGGTTTCGCGATTGCCCAAAGAAAATCTGAGTTTATCGGGGGGTGATATTATGAATTGGTTTTACGAAAAAATGAAAGAAGCAGGTGGTTATGCAATAAAAATAAGTGCAATAGATACCGCCATCCCATTTTGGAATGAAAAGATGAAATTTATTTTTGACAACCCCGTGAAAAATAGTATGCGAAAAACATTGCGTAAAAAAATGACGACTATCAAAAAAACCGGATTAAACAATCAAAAAACCACCAAAAAATGGAACAAAAAGATGAAGAACTACATGAAGAATTATACGGAAATGCAAATGCGACGCGTTCGTTCCGATGGTTCTAGACAAGAAACTCCCCATACGGCAGAAGATAGTTGGTCGAAAATCGATGAAATATTGTAATATAACCTATATCCGAAAAATAATATAAAAACTGTATATCCTTTTTTATATTATACAAATGAAAATCGTCCGATTAGGTATGACTGAAACTGCCATTCTTCTTCTCAACTTTGTATATCGCCATGGTCGAATCCACGCGAAAGTGAAGGAAGAGATATATCAATATATGTTGAATCAAATAAATTGGTTGTATACTACATCTGGGTATTATGACAAAACCGTAGAGGGGAATTATTTCAATTTCAACGAATCGGGGTTAAATGACAATTTTATGAAATATATCGAATTATTGCAAAGTTCCGTAAACGGTTGCGAAGAAACCCAGATGTATTTCCACGAAGGATACATTGAAACCCTTTTCGAATCATTCAAACCCGCATTTTTGAACCACTATCATATACAGAATTTTTGCAATATGAATGGGTCGAAATTTTACGACCGCATTGATAGTATTTTCGAAAGAATGTCGGATAAAAAGGTTTTGGTAATCACTTCATTCGACGGACTTGTAGAATCGCAATATACATCCGGTAATGTTTATAAAATATACGCGAAATTCCCCGTATTGAAATCACTGGAAACGGTTAAATCGCCATATACGTTTTTGAATACGGGTCCTCATAACAACTATTTCGAGACATTGGAATCGCTTTTCGCCGAAATTTCGGCGAAAGATTTCGACATTGCCATTTTAGGTTGCGGAACATATGGCCATCCCTTATGCGATTGGATTCATACAAAATTGCAAAAAGACGCCATTTATTTAGGAGGGTCTATACAAACCATATTTGGTATATTGAGTAGTCGCGAGCGTAAATGCAGCAATTTGCCAGTAGATGAGAATTGGATCACAAATATTCCCGTTGAATATAGACCCGATAATTATCATAAAATAGAAAATGGTTGTTATTGGTAATAAGTGATACGCGATATTTCCCCCGCATTATATATATGGCAAGTTACAAACCTCTTTATTTTACAATAAAAGAGTTTGAAGAAGAGGATAGCCCGGATAAGCTAAGCAAACTCACCTCGAATCTCAATAAAAAACTGGCAAAATTGAAACACGAGAAACCCATTTTAGAACAATATGCGGCATCCGTAAAATATGAACGATATACAGATACGGAGGAATATATTGAACTAATACAAGGTCTGGAACATGTTGATGCGAATGGAACCGCGACATCTACTTTTTCGGGGAATATAACGGCGGGATATATTATAGAAAATTTGGATAATGCGGAAACGAATGTCGTGATTTTTTATACGAAAACGTCGGACGGCAATAAACAGTTAGAAGCCATTTTCACATATGATACAGGTTATTTAGACCCGAAACCGAAAACGAGGCCTTTCGTCTATATTCATGCATTTACTATAAACAACGATATTCCGTTAAATAGGCGAAGTGTTTCCGGCGCAAATATTTTCAATTGGTTTTACAAAACGGCGAAAAAAGCCGGGTTTTATTGTATAAAAATCAATGCGCTAGATAGTGCGATGAAATTCTGGCGAAAAGTAAAGTTTGTATATGTGACAGATAGATTAGATAGCCGCGGCAAGCACTTAATACAACTTTTGGAAGAAAAAGTCTCGTTAGGTAAGCCGGAGAATGAAAAAAACAACCTATATAATAAAATACGGGAAGCTCCTATGCAGCGAATTCGGTCGACGAATATGGATGATATATCAATCACATCTACCGAGAGTTCTATTGCAGAGTCCCCCGATGGAGAAATATTATTCATTCCCACAAATAAAATAGCGGATATATTTACGGATGCGTTTCCGATTTCTCGGAAAAAGACCATTTCGACCAAGACACATAAAAAGAAAAATCACACACATAATATTAGACGAACACGAAGCGCATAGAGAATAGTTAGTTATTCTGTGCAAAATAATCTGGACATATTGAATGCTTCCATATTTTCGGCGGGTTTTCTGAAAAGTCCCATAATCATATCATCATCGCGAAATCGCACGGTATATGTCTGTTGTATTTGACCGCGTCCGATGCGCCCCATCGCTTGAATGATTTTTTGTTGTGTCATATTTGTCAAATCGCGCGATAAGAATCCGTGGCAAAACTGATAATTTGTTCCATAGATATAATCAGTATCTGCGATAATCAAAAACAGTCGCTGCGAATTCGCCAAATCTTTCATTATTTCCATGTATCGGGCATTGGGCGAATCTGCGAAAATTCCTATACCTAATAATAGGAGAATCTTGAGCGAATTGTCCAACGTAAGACTCATAATATCTTTCACGGTTTCTTCGTCTATCATTGGCATGAAAACGCTACTACATAAAGCGGCGTTTTGCTCAGTAGTCCATATTTTCAAATGCTGGTTTGTGTTGGGTATATATTTCGCCCCCAATGAAACATATTGCAACATCCCGCGCAATTCGTCGAGTTCTTTATATGTTTTGCGAATATCGGCGGGCATTTTATCCATATTCACTTTTTTGTCCCCTTTTTTCGATGCGCCTTTTCCCTTATTTTCGTCGGTAGAACCGACCCCGTTTCGTTGAGTGTCGTAATCTTCAATGTCTTTTTCCAGCCGGTTAATCTTTTCAGATACCCGATTATTTTGTGTAATGGTTGCCATGATTTCTTGAAATACGGTTTGTGGAATATTGGATTGCTGTAAATAGAAATTGCCAATTTTCATGACATCTTGCGTTAAGAAGATGGTGGGTCCATCCGTCAACGTATACGCATCCTCTGTCGTTATTTTCACGCTGGCAATGGGCGATACTTCTATCGTTTCGCCATTCCCGTTCACCACTTTATGTTCACGCTGATATTTCGCGTTTTTGCTTTCATTCATATACAATTGTATTGTCGTCCAACTACATTCCGGAACAGACCGCAGCAATTCCAAATAGTATATTTTCAACGAGTTCATTGTGATACCCGCAATATCATCAAAATGGTTTTCTATGTAGCTACGTTCCGGGAGATTGCATTCGGGGAGATTAGTGACATATGTGATAAAGCGGACAACTTCACTTAAATCGAAATAGCGGAGGAGCGTTTGATTTTCTCTGCAAAATGAGACGCATTCTTGCAATTGTGCGAAATTGGAATAAAGGAGATGAGGAACGCCGTAATCGCCATTTTTCGTCAATATAGAAATCGATTTCTTACAATCATAACTCGAAACGGTGCAGATGTTTGCACCTGGAAATCGACCGCGAAAATCGCATATAGTATCTACAATTTCATCCTCTTTTGGCAAAGTTGCACAAGAAAGCACCATATTAGGTATTAAATTCTGCACCCAATTATCGTGTATGAGCTGATGTAATGGGTCTTCCGGTCGGTCCATCGAAATCGTGGGTTCATCCCAATACGTAATTATTTTATCTACGGGATTAAATGCAATCATATAGTGCATTGCCGTCAAATATGATTTAAGATCACATATAATCAATTCTACTTTCGACCCATTGCTATTATCTACTTTTCGAATTGCCCCCGATTTTCGGTCACGAGTGAAATCGACGGCGGCGAAATAGTGGAGCCGGATATCAGAGGCGGTTTCACATCCAAATGCAATGGCGATTTTGACTTCCATTGAAATCGCGGATTTCGCCAATGCGAGTCCGATATGTCGGGCTCCACATACGAAAATAACGCGATTGCCTTGGACGAGACCTAAGGGGCTGAGCGTTTTACCAGTTCCAGTGGGTGATATATATAGGATCAAATTGGGTCGATTGACAGCGGCGTTTTTTGCGAATATGGTGAATAATTCTTTTTGATGGGAATATAGCTCAATATCTGCGTTGGTAATCAAATACGGGTTGCGCTCAATGAATTCATACGCATTCTCGATAATGTCGCGAATTTCCGTTTTATCATTCCCATATTCGATGCATGCATCTACAAAATGCATAACGTGTCGGTTAATATATTCGATCGTCGTTTTTTTCAATTGGATGAGTGTATATAGGTAATAAGAATATATAGTAGCGTCTTTGTTGAGGTGTCGACACATCATATTACAGAAATCGAGGAGTAAAAACTCGAAAATGGATGCGCGATTTTTGTCGATATTGGTTTCGAGATTAGATAACCGCAATGCATCGATGCTTTTTATTTTTTTCATGTGTCCACCGCCGACCACATTTGGCGCGGTTGCCGATTCTTGGTGAAAATGTTTCAATTCCGGTTTATACTTTTCGAGCGTTTTTGCGATAATGGGCGCGAAATATTTCGTATATAGATAATGTTCGTTTCCGTCCGTTCGTTCGATTTTAGTGAATGAAAACATCGAGCTATTTTTATTGTGTTTTATGTTTACATTCCCATAACCGTCGATAATGAGGCGGAGTATTTCTTTTTCACCGTCTGAAACGGGAACTTCAATATTGTTCCATTCAGAACGCGTTAATTTGCTTTGTGTAAGATTGAGAGACATTTCGTTGAGTATTTGGTGGATAGATTATATATGATCCTATAAAATCTATTTGAATCAATTTTGTAAGAGTGTAAAAAATATAAACATATAGTTAGAACGATCATATACAATCCTCATGAATTTTGTATATGATTGGATTATGCCTCCTATTGTTCGAATCGGGTTCGAAGACGTTTTATTAGACAAGGATTTTATTTTGATAAATACATTGCCTTCCAGCCAACAAGGTTGCTTGATATATAATACAATCTCGGTGGAGGAGGAAGAAATGATATTGAACAAATGTATCGAAAATTATGATTCGAAAACCAAAATGATTATTTTATATGGCCGGAATTCCGCAGATGCGACAGTAGATGAAAAAGCCCGGCAATTGAAAAAGTTGGGGTTTGTAAATGTTTATGTATATGGCGGCGGGTTGTTTGAATGGTTATTATTGCAAGATATTTATGGGTCAGATATGTTCAAGACTACATCAAAATTAAATGATATATTACAATATAAGCCTTTGCGGTTGACATGAACTATATGATCACATACCTAGGTATTTATGTAGGAAATTTACCAATATGTCATTTGTCACAATGAAAACTTTATGAGTTAAATCTGGGTATTCTTCGTCTTCTTCTTCGTCATCTTCTTCTTCCTCGTCTTCTTCTTCTTCCACGTCTTCTTCTTCTTCTTCTTCTTCCTCGTCTTCTTCTTCGTATATTGAAATAAGCGATGGAATAGATGAACAACTAGATTCTCCATTAAAATTGTCAATCTCTAATTTTTCAATGCGGGCTTCGAGCTGGTATATGTATTTTTCTAAAAAACAGACTTTTTCTTCTAAACTCATCATTTTGGATAGGTTATAATATATATGGTTTAATCTTTATCTTTATTTTTAAATTATATATGAGCAATCTAACGTTAGATTGCTATCATGAAATCTAAATTTAAGATGATTTACTGGATTGCCTTTATCGGCTTCGGAGATGGAGGTGTTTGTTAGTGTATTTTTTGATAAATTTTTGAAAATTTTATTATTTTTCTGAATATCATTTTCATCAAAATCATAAAGGGCCATAAAATTGGCTGCTGAATCGGATATGGCTCCTGATGTTGATGTTCCTGGTGATGATGTTCTTGGTGATGTTCCTGGTGATGGTGTTCTTGGTGATGTTTTTGGTGATGATGTTCTTGGTGGTGATGTTCCTGGTGATGTTCCTGGTGATGATGGTTCGAGGGAAAAAGATAAATCAGTTATAAAATATTTATCATTTTCAAATTTAATATCAACAATTATTATTTGGTCGTGACTCATAAATAATTATATATAGGATCTTATACAATAAATCTGTCATCTAATTTCGCAATTTTATTACGCTTAAACCACATCCAAGCAATGATTGCTGCAATTACTATACCATTAAACACGCTCAGAAATATTTGAACATCCATATTTTTTATATTACTTTTCGAATTAAACATTGCGATATATGTAAATAAAATTAGAATAATAATTATCTCATATAAATATGAAAACCCGTATTTAAATAACATTTGCAGTATTTGAAAAATACTATTCCCATTTACATCGCATTTTGAATCAACCATCTCGTAAATCGATTTATAAATATTTTCATCGATAGACCCAATCGTTTCTACTATATTTCCTTTTAATCCGTATAATTTCATAGAAAATAAGAAATAAGAAATAAGATATATCATAATTATGAATTGCGCAATGGGCATAAATACAAACGAAACCCCAACACGTAAAAGCCAATATAAAATATAATAAATGATGCCAAATGGAAAAAGTTTGAAAACCACGCTTGTGAAACTTTCATCGGAATTTTTAGTAGTAAAAACGTCTATCGATTTGAAAACCGACAATGCCATGATTGCGCCATTCATCATTGAATGAAATAAATTCGGCGTAACGCCCGTGTCGGTTGAACCCATTTTCATCGTTTGTTCAGAATTTGAGCTCTTACTTCTATAGGACAAACACTGTTTTATAAATTCAATAATTCCGTGTTTATAATTGGCAATGGTTGCGAAAGACGCATTCACAAGAATCAATAATAAAAAAAATACGAAATAATCAAACCCACCCGGGGTATATGTAACTTCAACCAAAAATTTTTTAAATCGTTTACAAATAAATACAACTGGATAGAAGGCTATAGAAAATAAAAACCCCAATGTTTCTTGTATTCCAACGGTAAACGTGGATAAAATAGGATCCCATATATCAGCCGCCCAATCCACTTTATAAAATTCGGTATTTCCATTGAGGTTTTTGAAATAAAAAATGAAAAATAGATTATATACGACAAACATCATGACGGGGATAGAGAGAATAGTGTATATTTCCCGTTTTATCCACATTGTGTCATTAACCAATTCGGCGTTTTGGTCCAATGATTTTTCATAGCATTTTTCGTATTTTTTTTCTGCCGCGCTTGCAGATTGTATGAGAGAACCCATCGAATCTGCGGCTGTATTACTTATTCCATTTAATGTATTAGTTGCCGTATTACTTATTCCATTTAATGTATTATTTACAGATGCACTTGCTGTCGCTGTCGCTGTCGCAGAATTCAAAATATTGGTTATTGTATTCGTATCGTTCAGCGTAATATTAAATTTATTGTTAAAATCCATTAATTCATCATAATTCATATATCGCCCTAATTTATTTTCCGCCGTATTTGCAGTTGTAATATAAAACATTACTACCATATTTCGAACTTCATCTGTATAAATCCACGAATGATTCGAAAAGATAGGTTGCAACATATTCGCAATATTTGCGCCATCGTGTTCAACCGAAAGCCCCTCTTGCACCGTGGGGTGTAATATATTCATTAATTCAAACGTCTCTGTTTTTGTAAGGCAATTAGTTGCTATCCAATAGTTGCGCAATGTATAATTAATTCCGCTAGTCAAATAATCATCAAATGTGTGAAACGGCGAAATAAAATAATCGAAAATATGACCTAAAGCGTCGGCTAAATTTGGTAATGGAGGGGCAAAACTATTGCAACCTTTATAATAATCATTATCAAAAATTTTGAAAGAGTCAAACCCTTCTGTTGATTTATTATTCCATGATGCGGATGTTGTCATATAATATATATGACAACATTATATTTCGCGTGTTTACCTCGCATATAACATACCACAATTTCCGCCGATAAAAGTCAATATATTATATCTTTCTTCAAAAAGTGTCATGTTATAATTATAATAATTCAACTGATAATTCGATTTGCTTATTCCAATCGGATTACCTTGTAAATCACATATTATATTCGTAATCGATGTATATGGATTTATCGGCGCAGGGTATGTGGTAATTTCCAACTCAATGGTTCGGAATCGGCTGAGATTTATTGCACCCGACGGTTGGTATTCAAGCGGATTTGTATTCAAACAGAAATTATAGCAATATAGTCCATCGACCGCCGACCCATTCGAACGCACATATTTCTCTATATAATTGAATACTCCGCTTTCTAAAATATTTTCGCGGTAATCGCCATCTAGCAAAATACCGAGAGTCAACAGAATCTCGCGTTGGTTATAATCGGCGTAATCTCCCGTGTATACAATACCAGTAGTAGTGCCATCCATTGCAATATATGGCCCAAATCCCATCTTCTGTGTGACGGGGTTTTTCAACGTTTCATCATAAGGGGATAATTGGACGTCTCCGGGAATTTGATTATATGCCCAATTCGTATAATTTGACCACTGATTCCTCATATTCACATCATTGCGCTGGAGAAACCACATCCATGATGCTATCATCCCGTTCGATGTCAATTCCACTTTCTGAGTCCCCGATATATTGTAGAAATTATATTCAAATACATCTTTTACTAAATAAACTTGGTCTTCTGCCGCAAAAAGGGCGGCCTCTTCATTTGATAGAAAACAATAGGTGCATAAAAGATGGACATCGGCATTCCACGTGGTTATTTGATTCTCATAATATTGCGAAGGAACCGCTAAATTCTGATAATTTGCATTAACATCTACATATGGAGGCGATTGCAAAAATTGATACATATTGAATTGCTGCAAATTAAAATTGGGTTGGACTAAAGGGAACCCATTGGGGAAATCGAATACATCTCGCACGATGAATAATTCTTGCACAGGGCGAAGCGTGACATTGATGACTAATTCATTATATTGCAATGCTACAAGGGGGAAGGCACAACGACTGTCGAGAGTAAACCACGTATTGATTGGTATATATATGGTTCTTCCGCGTATCGATGGCTCTGCCCCCGCTTGATATGAGGTATAGTATGAGTTGGGGTAAGTTCCTAGCCGATTATAGCAATTCCCCGGATTATTCAATTCCGGAATATTTCCGCTCATGCGATTAAAAATATCCTTTTTATCTGTAGTAAAATCGCGCTCCACCATGGCTTTCAAATATTGACCGGAATATCGTTGAAGCGTGAGTGAACCGCATGTGATTGTGATTTCATCAATGAGTTGAGTCCCTATATCATTAATCCATCGGAATTCGTATGGCGACCATTGATAATTCGTTTGCGGGGTTGGATACATAATAGGACTCCAAATATCGGGAAGATTAAGAACTAAATATGTATCCATTAAAAGTTCTGCATATCTCGGTATTTTGAAAGAAAACACGGATTTTGTATTGAGCTGCAATTGTCTGGCCCCGTCGAAATCTATTCGAAATTTTTGAAGACCGAAGTTGGTATATTTAGAATAGGTGACTTTGAAGAAGGTTTTTGTAGGATTCCCCGTTAGAATAAGATTGTTACTTCCATTTGATACAATATTTAGCAATCCTCCTGCCATATATATTTTACAATATTTTGTTTTTGTATTATTTTTCCGAGTGTATTATAAGATGGATATATACAAGAAAATAGCTGTTACATTGATTATTGCCTTTGCGAGTTATTTATTATATAATTTATGGTTGAAACGGCGGGCGATTTTACAAGAAGAATCCGCCGAAAATTTCACTTTATTACCTGTGATAATAAACCTTGGCAATTTTGACCATACCGCGATTGTTACATCCCCAACATTGGGAAATACAATGTCTGCAATTGCGATAAAGCAATATGTAATTAAATCATCCTATCAATCCGCATGGGATGGGTCCACGATTTCACTCGACCAAATTGCATATGTATTAAGTAGAGGAGTGCGGTATCTCGATTTTGATATTTTTTGGGATAAACCGACTACTGGGCAGAATTCTCAAGCGGGCACTTTTACTTCTGTTGTGTCATATACAACAAGTTCTAAATATGATACGACAGGAATACCGAAATTAGCATTCGCCGATGTTTTATCGTTTTTATCACAGTATGCATTTAGTAAAGCGAATATAAAAAATTCGAAAAATGTAATATACAATACTCCGAACCCGGATGACCCCCTTTTTATCCACATTCATGTAAAATACCCGGATACGAATACATCCTCGAATTATCGAACAAATTTATATCAAAGTGTGGCCGGTGCTATTGCGACCAGTTTTACATCTAGTCAATTGCGTATCGGACAACCGCTAAATTGTAATTCATCTATGGCGGAAATTATGAAAAAAGCGATAATTGTTTTTGATAATAAAATATATCCGAATTATTTGCAATATACAGGTTGCCAAACGATTCCGACATTACCCGGTAGTTTGGAAGAAGCGGTTACCGATGTAAGTTGTTATCAGCTGCAAAATTACATACATCTCTTATCGGAATCGCCTGATATGAAAACGCTTACATACGGGAATCAATCTGCGATTAAAAAAACGCCAATTACTGTTCCATTGGACGAATCCCCGTCAAATAATGGGTATACCGTGAAGGTGGACCAATTATCACGGTTTATCCCAAAAGACCCCATCAATGGTTCGAACATCGATTCGTATAATCCAATACAAAATTATAGTGCACAAATTTTGGGTATGATGTTTTGGAAATCCGACGGGAATTTGTCTGATTATGAAAAAATATTCAACAAATTTGGTAGTGCATTCGTGCCGTTATCTAAAGTAAGCAAATATATTGAACAATCTTTCAGTTAATCCTTCACTTGTGGTATCTAATTTTATATAATATGTTTATTATATAAAATAACACTATATCGCACTATATCGAAGTAGTTATAACCACAGTGGAACACCCGCAAAATAAAGGGTTAAAATGTTGCAATTACGTCTTTTCTTACTTTTTCAACTGCCTCTTCAAAATTTGAGCCATCTTTCATGGTTTCGATTATTTTTTCGGCAATTTCTAATACACCTTTCATCGTGTTTTCATTAGATATTGTCGCAAACGGCGATGATTTCACAACAGAACCTGTTCCTGTTCCTGTTCCTGTTCCTGTTCCTGTTCCTGTTCCTGTTCCTGTTCCTGTTCCTGTTCCTGTTCCTGTTCCTGTTCCTGTTCCTGTTCCTGTTCCTGTTCCTGTTCCTGTTCCT